TAGAGCCGTTAGCGTGTAGGATTGAGGCTGAGGCATTGTAGGTTTGCCAGCTAAGCTCTTTAAGCACAACACCTTGGAAGGTGGTAGACCCAAAGGTCGACACCCCAATACCTTTTATTAGCACTTCGCCTAAGATCATACTGCCAGCGATATTACTAAACTTGCCAAAACCCTCATACACTGTTCCAGCAGCGGTCGATGTCCCATTATGCGTATAAGTATTAAAATAAGATGTTGAGCCACTTAAATAGCCCGAAGAATCACCATATAGTATTTGGAACTCCTTATAGGTATTACTCGCCTCAGTCTTAATATCTAATACAAGTTTATATGTATCATAAGTAGTATCTAAACCCGTCACCTCTACCGAAGTAACCCCTGTAGCTGTAACAGTTTGGGTACTTACTGTAGTCCAAGCTCCACCGCCACCACCTGAGGGTAGGTTAGTCAAAGCAGAACCATCAATAGCAGGTAAAGCACCTGTGATGGAACTTGCTAGTATACCTAACGCTTCAATATCTGCCTTAGATTGGTCAGAGTTAGTAACCTTAGCTGTGTTCAATGCAACTGCAGCATCAATAGCTGTTGAATCGTAAACTGTATCAGTTAAGACAGCAGTCACACCATTCACATCCATACCAGACGAAGTAATCTTAAGTCTTTCAGTAGTACCAGCTCCAATCAGAACTGTATCAGCCATAGCAGAAGTTCCAGCTAAACTGCCTATGACAGTGTTGTTAGAACCTGTAGATATGACGTTTCCTGAGTTCTTGCCAAATCCGATGTTAGAAGAACCAGAAGTAACTGCGTTCAAGGCTTCAGCACCAACAGCAGTGTTGTTGGAGCTAATTGACATCAACAAAGAACGACCAATGGCGATGTTGTTTTCACCCGTCAGGTTGCTGAACAGAGCTTGGTGTCCCATAGATACGTTCTGATTGCCGCTGGTCAACTTATACCCTGATCTGTAACCTAAGGCTACGTTCTGAGAACCTGTATCGGCATCCTTAAGAGCTTCATGTCCTATGGCAACGTTAGGCTGACCTGTCGTGAGACCTGCTCCTGCATTCCAACCTATTGCTATAGCACCACCAGAGCTATGTACGTAGTTCTGGAGAGCATTCCCCCCCATAGCTACTGCGTAGGGTGTGACCTTAATACGTTCAGAAGTACCAGCACCAATCAGAACTGTACCAGTCATAGCAGCTGTACCAGCTAATTCACCGATTACAGTGTTACTGCCTCCTGTAGTGATTAGATTACCAGAGTTATAACCAATACCAACATTGTTGGAACCAGAGGTTAAGTTTTTGAGGGATACTCTGCCAAATGCGGAGTTATAGTTACCACCAAGCATGTCCTCTAGGGAGGCATAGCCCATTCCCGTATTAGAATGACCTGTAGCCAATTGTGCCACCCCATAACCGACTGCCGCATTATATGAGCCAGTTGTAGTAGTCTTAAGTGCGTTAACACCTACCGCAACACTGAACCCAAAAGCTCCATCCTTATTTTTTAAGGCGTCCTCACCAACAGCAACGTTATACCCACTGCTATCAGTCTGGGAGCTTAGGGCATTTTGACCTAATCCTGTACTGGTGCCATCTGTATAGCCATCACTCAGACTATTAATATTTGTAGCACCTCCAGATGGAAGGTTAGTCAAAGCAGAACCATCGATAGCAGGTAAAGCACCTGTAATGGAACTTGCCAGTATACCTAGGGCTTCGATGTCTGACTTAGATTGGTCAGAGTTAGTAACCTTAGCTGTGTTAAGAGCCACTGCAGCATCAATAGCTGTAGAGTCATAAACTGTATCAGTGATGCCAGTTAAAGCAGAACCATCACCAGCGAATGATGTAGCAGTTACAGTACCAGTTACGTTTACACCTGTGGCTGTGGTGGCTAGTTTAGTTGCTGATCCGTACCTTAGAGCTACATCATTACCGCCTGTTTGTATAACATTCTGACCTGAACTATTCTGTACAACTAAGCCCAAATACCCACTTTTAACTACTAAGAAACCTGTGCCAGAATCCTTAATATGGCTATTAGAGCCATCATGATAAATCTCAAGATCACCACCAGTACCAAACTTAGACTTGACGTTATCACCATGTAGCGTATCGCCAGTCATAGTGCCGCCAGCTAAAGGTAGCTTGGTAGCTAGGTTGTTGTTGACAGTTGTAGAGAAGTTAACGTCATCACCAAGAGCCGCAGCTAACTCGTTAAGAGTGTTTAGTGCTGCAGGTGAAGAGTCAACTAGTGCACTGACTTGAGTATTCACGTAGGACTCTGTAGTCTTCCCATCCAAAGCAGTCTGTAACCCTGTGATAACAGAGATAGCATGTTCAGCTGGGTGTGAGTAGACTGTATCAGTATCTGTGAATAAAGCACCAGTAGGTACTGCAGTCTCCACTAAAGGATGGTCTACGTTACTTACTTTAGCTGTGTTCAGTGCTACAGCTGTGTTAAGTGTAGTTATCTGAGATTCATTAGCTAAGCTTACCCAACTACCTGCATGAGCAAAGTAACCTTTACCTTCGTTATGAACGTGTGCAAACATACCATGATAACTAGATGCACTTGGAAGGTCTGTTAGGTTGGTGTATACATTACTGTATAGTACCTTATTACTACCCATGTCGAGATCTGAGGACACTACTGCAGATACCGCATTAGAGTCTGTATAAACTGTATCAGTAAACAATGCACCAGTAGGTACTGCAGTCTCCACTAAAGGGTGAGCTACGTTACTTACCTTAGCTGTGTTCAATGCAACTGCAGCATCAATAGCTGTAGAGTCATAGACTGTATCAGTGATCCCAGTCAATGCACTACCATCACCAGCAAAGTCTGTAGCGGTTACAGTACCAGTTACGTCAAGATCACCATTATTAATAAACAGGTTGCCATCGTCAGAGATGGTCAACGGGGCTGTATTGTCAGTCACGTTAACAATGCTAAAACCATTATTGGAAACACCAGACTTACCTGAACCAACAGCGAATACTTTAGAACCTTGGGTATTCTGGAAGGTTATATGAGAAGCCTCATTTGAAGATGTTGTACCTTCGATGGATAATTTACCTATAGGAGTGCTAGTACCAATACCTACGCCGCCACCATTAAAGTAGCTGTGTCCTGCAGTATCAATAACAACTGTGTTATTTCCTTGCGATTTCATTCGGAAATATGCTTGGTCTAAACCAATGCCAGATGAACTTCTGTTGCCAAGTAAAACTAAATTTTCATCATCAGAACCAATTAAAAGGTCTTCACCATCCCCATTAATTGAGACTGTGCCATTGACACCTAAGTCTCCAGTTAGAGTGCCACCAGCTAAAGGTAGCTTGGTTGCATCTGGTGCGTTAGTTACTTTAGCTGTGTTAAGTGCTACTGCAGCATCAATAGCTGTTGAATCGTAAACAGTATCAGTGTCGGTAAACAAAGCACCTACAGGTACTGCTGTTTCAACTAGAGGATGATCTACGTTAGTAACCTTAGCTGTATTCAATGCAACTGCTGCATCGATAGCTGTTGAATCATATGCTGTATCAGTAAACAAAGCACCTACAGGTACGTCTGTCAGTACTTGACTAGAGTTAGCCTTAAGATCCAATAGTGCATCTGTTTCAGACTTGTTGTACAAATCAGCTACAGTGAATGAACCAAAAGACTGTATGAAGACTACATCATTAAGAGCTGCGCCAACATCTAGGGTTATTGAGGTTCCGTTTGTAGCTGTGTAATCCGAAGCTGCTAGGCGAACACCATTTAAGTATACATCTGCATAACCTACTGTATACACAACTGCAAAGGTAGTTTGACCTGCTGTTGCAATGTACTCGACACTCTGTGAGATTCCGTTAATGGGCTCTGCGCCAGCTTCCCCTTGTATTCCTTGGATTCCTTGGATTCCTTGGGGCCCTATACCACCTTGAGGGCCTACTGCTGTACTGTCAGCACCAGCACTACCAGTTTCACCTTGGATACCTTGGATACCTTGGGATCCTGTGTCACCTGTTGGGATACCTAGGGCTAGCACACCAGTTCCTACTGTGTATGTTGCTGTAGGTGCAGAACCTTCTGCTAGTGAAGTTGCGGTAGTGGTTAGGTCTGTAAGCTGAGCTGCGCTATCTGCTGCTTCCTGTGCACTATCTGCTGCTGCTAATTCAGATACTTCTGCATCGTCTTCACTTGACTGTGCATCGTCTTCACTTGACTTAGCTGCAAGCTCAGATACCAATGCGGCATCTCTTGCTGCTTCTGCTTCTAATTTGTAAAGGTAGGCTTGGTTAGCTGCTGTTGTTGCTGTACCAAAAGAACCTTCAGCGTTACTAGTGAATGAACCACCTTCAGATGGGTTACTCACCAAACCCTGTTGATCGTCTGTGTTTGTTAATAGAATTGACATCTATGATCTCCTTAAAGTAATTCAGACACTTGATATGTGACTGCGTTGGAAGCTCCAGAGACCCTACGCCTCTTCTCTTCTCTGTTTAACTCAGTGATAGCCATCATCTGTTTATTCAGATACTTAGCTGATTGTTCATCGCTACCTAGGTACTCAAAGGCGTGATGCAATGCACCCCAGAGAACCATTCTCTCGTTGTCATCACGTAGCCAGTTGTACACTTCGTTTCCTATGTAGTAGTTACCAGAACTTGCAGGGAACTCTACGGCACCAGCATCACCAGATGCAGCTACAGTTACATTACTAACATCAATGTTACTTTGGTTAACAACATATGTTGCATCCATATCAAACAATCTGCGGTAGTAGTGTAGCTCGTAAACATCACCTACGGAAGCTGGTGGGGAGAACTCTAGGTTAGGCCCCTTACGTGTGAATGAACCTGCACCCTTAGTTGTGTTCTTATCAGTGAAAGATCTAATATCCATCTTCTGATCAAATACTGTAGAGTTACCAGCAGAGTCTGTCACTCGGAACATAATGAACTCAGTGACATCTGGTGGGATCTGCAAGGTAGTATCACCTGCTGCTGTAACTGCTGAATATGTGTATGTGTACTCCAAAGGAGGGATGCGTAGCTCTCTGTAACAAAGGTCAGCAGAGTAGTCAATGAAGTCAGAAACTAGAGAGTCAGATAGTACTGAACTATCCCTGTTAGCCCAGTCACGAACCTTAGCGACCAATGCGTTATATAATGGAGTAGACATATGATTTATACCTTTTGTTGTCTGCGAGAATGCCCGTGAGTTAATAGGTCAGGGTACTCGGAGATTATGATTCGTTTAACTTTGGCAACCAAAGCCTTGTCTGTCATAAACTCAGATGCGTTAATGTCGATCTGATATTTAGTTAGTATGTCGATTGCAACGATATCTGGTATGATTGCAAAGGAACGATAGTGCGACTTCTGCTTAGCGACTTCGTATAAGTCCCTAGATTCTTTGGCGTACTCTCGGTATGCGTTAATGTCCTGAGATAGAACGAACTTGCTCTCGTCAGTTGCAACATTAAAGCTATGTTTGTTATCTTCCTGAGATTTATAGATACTCATGAGATGGTGTCCTCCGTAAAAATAAAGGGGCCCACATGGGGCCCCGATGTGTTTAGCCTGCAAGGCCAACGATTAAGCCACAACCCGTTGGGTTACGAACTTCAAGTGAACATTCTTCAACGATCTGTCCAATAGTACTGTCACCAGCTTGACCAACTTCAGTCTCATGCAAAGCACGAAGGGTAGCAATGTTGTACCACTGTGGATCATATACAAGAGCAGAGAAGTTAGCAGAGTTAGTAACTGCAGTTGCACCAGTGTTATGTACAAGACCCATAACGTAGTTAGGTACAATCTTGATAGTACCGAAGTCACTATCATACATCTCAACAGATTGACGTAGCTTACCAGAATCATCGATGTTACGAGTAACGTTAGAATCAGCAGCTTGTGCCTTAGAAGAGAACTTACGCTTGTTAGCAGGAGAAGTCATCATAGTAGTGGCTTTACCACCTTCCTGATAAATAGTCTGCATCATGTCATCAACGTGGCTAAGCTCAAGAGCAGCCAAGTTAGCATCAGCAGCGCCACGAGCGATAACACCACAAGTTCCAGCACCAGTAGCACTTGGAGCAGTGTAAGCACCAGCAGTTCCAGCGTTAACGATGTTTACGTTGGTGAATGCCTGATAACCACCCATAGTACGAGTACCAGAACCATTAGAGCTGTTCCAGCTGTGGATCAAGTCATGCTCAACGTCACGACGAAGTTCAGTACCACGCTTCTTCAACTGGTAAGCATACTCGTCTGCAACGCCAGCCTGATCGACAGCACGTTTTGAACCAGATACTTCAACAGTCTTAGAGTTGATCTGAGTGTAGTTACCTAAACGAGTACGCAAAGGCTCAGCAGCTTGTGCGGCATGAGTAGTAGCGTAAGAAGAACCTTCAGCAACTTGGTTAGAACCCGGAGCTGCTAATTCGTCAGTAGTCCACTCGTGTAAGATACCTTTAGATTTGGTCTTACCGATTGAACTATAAAATGGAGTTTCATCTCGAGTGATCATTGAGATGAAGTTACTTAGGTCTTCACGTTCCGAAACACCTACTCCAGTAGTACCAGCAGCAGCCTTAGGGCCACCTGTTGCAAAATTACGTCCAGCCATAATGTTATTCCTTATATAGAGAGTATTATTTTAAAAAGTTGTTATTAGCGAAACTTAGATAGTTTCTTGAGGAAGTCAATTTGATCTGCCTCTGATCCAGAACCTGCCAGAACTTTATTCCTAACCTTAGAGTTAGCTTTGTCATTCTGTTTACTCCGAGAAGGGCCCTTCTTAATAGGGGCTGATTTAGCTTTAGGGGTTGCCTTACGCTTAACAGCACCAGTAGTGGCCTTTGTCTTTAGCTTACGATAGTCATCGATAAACTTTACAACAGCTGCATCGTTGATGTACGCCATCATTTCCTGAGGTATACCTTCATCAATTGCAAACTGATTGATTGCATCAGCATCTTCTACGAAAGACGGAACGAGGATAGCAATATCTTCGTTAAACTTAGCTGCAAGTATTTCTTGATTCTGTGAGAACTCTAACTGTTGTTTCTCTTGCACAGCAGTAGCTATACCTTCACGCTTCTTACGGGCGTCCCAGTAGGCTTCTTGTGCAGTCTCACGTTGATCCTTAAGTTCAGAGAGTTCATAAGTATTACCTTCTTTACGGGCAGTCTTAATCTTCTCTTCAATGGAGTGGAACTCACCTGCAAGGCCATTCTCTTCTAGTTGAAGCTGCTCTTGTAGTAAGTTGGACATTCCGCTTAATTCTTGAATCTTTGCGCTTTGCTCTGTCTCAAATTCTTTACGTTGTTCGCTAATCTTGTTTCCCTTTTTAGACAAGCTTTGATCAGTTGCATAACCTTTACGGAGTTCTTCAAGCGTCAAGTGTAACTCGACACCATCGATCTTAACTGGTACTTTGTATTCCCAATCAATATCCTCTTCAGAGAGTACGTCAGTGTCTTGGGTAGATTCATCATCATCCTCTTCACCATCATCTTCTTCCAAAGTGTCATCATCCTGCTCTAGTGTATCGTCTTCCTCTGCATCGTCTGGTACGGGTATGTCATCTACAGAATCTTCCGGGCCAGCATCGTACTCATCGTCTTCTGGTAGATCATCTTCAATTCCTAGATGTTTAGCCATAGGGCCCATCGGAACTGGAATGTCATCAAAACTCTGGTACTGCTGTCCAGCATCAAAACCAGCATCATCTCCAGTGGAGGTAGAAGCCATTGTGTTTTCATTGCTCATAATTTATTATCCCTTTCTTTAGTCCTCAGTTTACTTAGCTTTCTTCTTGGTAGCAGCAGGTGCAGCTTTCTTAGCTGTGTCTGGGTGCATCTCAATTAGAGCTTGTACTTCTCGAAGTGTCCCAAACAACGCCTGTAGGGTAACGGCATGTAAACGACTCTTCTCATTTCCCTTACCGAGTTCACGGATTAGGGATACTGTTGAACGCTGTAAATCAAACTCAGCTTTCATTAATTCTTCGTGCGTATTAGTTGGAATCATTATCTTGTTCCTCATCTTCTAAATGTGATTGATCTATAAACTCTTGGTTAAACCCGTAGGTTTCAATACCGATCAATCGTTCTTTTACAGAGCCTAAGCCCATAGCTACGTGATATAAATACTCTCGCTCTTTGTTGCAGTGAGCGTCTGTGTTCAACCACTTTAAAAATAGATCTGATAGTATGTCGCCATAAGCTTCAGTGAAAAACTCATCTCTTTCCTTCTTAGAGAAGGTAGCTTTAGCTAGTGCTGTCTTAGCATCCGCAAAGGGGCTAGGACGATATGCACCATCAGACTGAAGTTGAGGCTTGACCTTCTTGTCAATACCTTTCTTATACTTCTTCATAGTCATAGTTTAAATCTCTTGTTAAGTTAATAGGTGGAGCCTTTTTTAAGTTGGGGCTCCAACAACTAGATATACAGAATCACCTCCTGAAAGTGCTACATCATAGGGCCTTGGGGAGCCATAGGTTGTGCATTAGCGTCTGGTGCAGCTGATTGCTTTTGTGCAACGTTAGTTGTCATAACATTAGTTACGAGTGCTTGTGCTTTAGCATACAGTGCATCGATGTTAGTCTTAGTAGGTAACGGCTGCTGTTCTTTACCAGCATCCAACGATAACTTCGTCCATTCCTGTTCAGACTTATCTAGGGCAACCATAAGCTGCTTAAGATTATCTTGAATGGCATTCTGTGCTTGTACATTGGTGTAGTCAATATTAGCTTTCTGCAGATCTACAGCTAGCTTCTGTGTCAACTCTTCGAGCTGTGAGGCTTTCGCCTGAGCTTCCTGATCACGTTTTTGACCTTCTTCTGCCTTAGCCTTATATTCCTCAGTGTTGATATCAATTAAGAAATCTAAGGGATCTAAACCAAGGGCATCCAATGCTTGTACTGCAATAGTTGAAGCTGCTGTTGGAGCGACCACAGCGCCTGCACCAGAGTCCCTAAGGGCTGGTAGGATCTGTTGTCCAACTATTTGTAACTTCTGCATAACTGTTTGGTTACTGGCATCACCAACATCTGCTTCTACTGACATGTACTCTACCTCAGGTAGATCGTCAATACCAACATCTGAATAACGTGCATTACCAGTATAACCACCAACTGTACCACCCTTCATCTCCTTACGCATAGTCATGTACAAACCTTCAAGTAGTTCCCTACCTCCAGTTTCCATAAACCTACGAGCAATGAATTGAATACGCATCTGTGCAGCTGATTGTACTGACGATACCTTAGACTCTGAATTACCAGAAACATAAAGGGCATCGTTAAGACCTTGGGCTGCTTTAGACAGACCAGTGGCTTGTTCTTTGTGACCTTGCAAGAACTGTAACAAAGGTACTGTTCCTGTAGAGATCTGCTCTGGGGGTAACGAGGCAACAGCGCCTGTAGGGTTACCATTAGATGCAATGATCTGCTTTGGCTTCATGTTCTGCAGTGCAGAGAAGTCAACAACATTGGGATCAGCGATCTTAGGAGCATAGTTTGTAAGGTAAGTGTTCTCAACGAATCCACGCAAGATAGCAGTAGAGGCAAGAGTAGAGGGACGAACCATGTCTGACATTGATAGTCCTTCAAGTTCAAAGGGAATCTCAAAGGGAGTGAAGGTAGCGATCTGGATATGATCTGCATCTTCTTCCTGTAGGATAGTATCACCCACACGTACAATGTACTTGAGTTCTGCTACACCATCACCATCCCGATCAACATGAGTCCAACACCGAAGCACTAACGCATCTTGGTTAGCTTCTAACTGGTTGTCATCACCTGAACCTAGTAACAAAGATGTACCTATAGCATTCTTACGTGCTAGGGAATCTGTGTTAAGTCCTGCAGAGTAACTCACATTCTCTTCAACTGAAGACCAATCGATAGTATCAGCCACATCAGGCCAACGCTCACGGATCTCAGAACGAGTCATCTCTTCCTCAAACCCTGCAAAGGATGCATCATGGATACCTGTGGCACCACGAGATACACGCAAGGTCTCTGGGGGAACTGCGGTAACAACTACCTTGTTCTTAACCTTAGTACGCTTTAGTCGTACATCAAGGAAGTTACCTGTTTCTTCGTCTAAGTAGATGTCACCAGTAACAGTGATCTCTGGGTCAGACAATAGAACATCTAAGTTAGTGCTGTCAATCATATCATACTCTTCAAAAGAGACCTTCTCTTCTACTACGTATGACCATGTTACTGCTGAGAGTTTCCACATTAACGCTGACTTTAGCCATGTGTTCATAACAGACCATCCCCTGTTCTTAGAGAAGAGACAGTGGTTGATTAGTTCTGATGCTGCTGTAGCTCGATGATACGCCAAGGGTGTCTTGTCGTATGCCTTAAACTTAGCCAGCTTGTTATTGTCGAATAGTAATTCTGATAGTACTGCTGAGTAACCTTCAATTGCTTCCACTGTATCAGAGGATACAATGCGAGATACACCCTGAGGCTTTAGGTGGCCTTGGGGAATCATAGCGTACTCATAGGTAGACTTCTGACGTTCATCAGATAGCTCAGAGGTATCTAAGAAACTGGCACTAGATTGTGCAAGCTTATAGTCGAGGAGTGTGGTTAACTCTTCATCAGATACAGCAACTTTGTATCCGTCTTCTTGGTTCATTGTCATTATTGACACCTCTTAAGTTAGTATGTGGGTAATCACCCTACAAATCAGTCATATATAATTAGGTGGTTTCATTTCTTCCTCTTCCCGAGATGTGAAGAAACCAGAACAAACATCTATTCATAGTGGAGGACTATGGGAAATTGTGTGAAGACCCCTAGGAAAAGGAAGGGGCCCTCGGTTTAGTTCCTATAAGGGACTCAATAGATCACAGCCATTCAGTAGTGTCCTGAGTGTACCCTTGGTTCCTGAAGGAAACACGAGTAGTCGTCAGTCTGTCACCATGTGTACGGAGTACCTCTAGGGCAATCGCTGTACCTATCACTGTATCATCGTGATG